TACCAAGAGAACTTTGTAGATTTGTACCACCTGAACAATTTTTAATAAACAATAATGTATAAAATACCTATCATATATAACATGCCTAAGACTGATAAGTCTGAACTTTACTTAGATTTAGCTGTAAGAATCGCTCAAGAATCTTACTGTAAGAGACTCCAGGTAGGATCTTTAATCGTAAAGAACGGAAACATTATCTCTTTTGGGTATAATGGAACTCCTTCAGGGTTTCCAAATGTATGTGAAGAAAATGATATAACCTTTGAATACGTACTCCACTCAGAATCCAATGCAATTACTAAAGCATGCAAGAGTCCTATCAGTACAGAAGGAGCCGTTATGTACTGTACTCATGCATGCTGTGTGCATTGTGCTAAGTTGATTATTCAAAGTGGAATCACTACATTTGTATATCTAGAAGATTATAGAAATAGAACAGGATTAGAACTATTAATAGCAGCAGGTCTAGATGTAATCAAAGCAAAAACAAATTAAAACAATATGGCAATCACAGTAAAAGGACACCGAGTATTACTCAACCGTCCTAAGAGAGAAGAAAGACTCATTCAACTTACACCAGAGATGGAAGAAGAGTTGAACATGAAAGAGTTGGCTAACCTTAAGCGTTTAGAAGTATACGCTCTCGGAGAAGAAGTAACCAACGTAAAAGTAGGAGACTTCGTTTATGTAAACATCATGTACCTTCAATCAGCAGAGTTAGTTGAAGTAGAAGGAGAAGAAAAGATCATGGTAAGTGATCGAGACATTGCTATCGTTTGGTAATTAAAAAGACAAATATGTTATTCTATTACAGCGAAAAAGAAAAAATCGAGAACGGTGAAGAGATGGAATTGATCATCAAGAAAGGTTTCTCTTTTAACATCCACAAGGTTCTTATGACTTACCCTACAGAGAATGGTTTAGCCGTTGTCTTAGAAGGTAACGCTGATAAACTTAACCCTGTAGACTATCAATACAAAATTGATCCTGCAACTAAGCAAAAAGTTCCAGTAAAAATCACTAAATTTGAAATCACAAGTGAGCCAATCGTAGTAGAGCTGAAAGTGAAAGAAGAAGTTCTTGCTTTCTTAGCTGCTACAGGAGGACCACAAGCGATGTAATCATAGTTTTAGTTTATTTAGTTTTAGTTTTTAGTTATTTAGTTTACCAACCAAAAGAAAAGGGGCTCTTAATAGGGCCCCTTTTTTTATAATCTTATTACTCTTGGATGTTCTATCCCGTTTGCTATGACGACATCTAATCCTAGTATACTTTCTATCACAACATCGTCTTCTTCCTCTACTCCCATTTCTTTTAATAGATCCTCAAACTGATCCTCTGTAAGCAGTACCACATTAGGTCTTACTGCTAACCCATCCTTCTCTGAGTCTAAATAGAACTGGTTTATAAGTTTATCTATATCTGCTATCTTAATCATCTTAATTTTATTTAAAGCGAATATAAAACGAATATATTAAATCCGTATCTTTTTCTACTAAATCAAACGAAACTCCTGGATAACCAGGACCAAAGTTATTCATTATCCACTTAGAAGAGCCGTACATAGACAATACATTCCTATATCTAAACTTGTAAACTTGTTGCATACTCTCTGTATGTAGGTCACCTTTTACTATTGAGATGTTTTTATTCTCTCCTAAATTGTGGTGATCTATATACTTGTTAAGGAAATTTTCTGCTTTCTCGGTTAAGAAAAGGGGAAGACCATGCTTAAGATCCTCAGAGTCTTTTCCATGAGTAAAAATAAATGTATGTTTTCCATAGTCAAAATGTTCTAAGAACTTCTCCATTATCGTTACTTTGATAAAAGGATAAGCCGTATTTAAATAAAGAGTTAGTGCTTGGTTAGTTATGTAGCCAAAAGAACCTGAGTGGTTATCTTCTGTCTGCATAATAGCATGAATGTTATTAGCTAAGTTTTTTTCTACTAACAGGTCAAAGAATCGCTTATGAGCATAAAGATACGTCATAAAAGACTCCTTATTGTTCATGTTCTGGGGAAGTGCATGTCCTCCTCTAGTAGTATGACCATTCCAACCATCTAATGAATCTCCTAAATCACAAATAAAAAGATCTTCTAACCTTCCATAGGTCTTTACTTGCTTCTCTATCTCTTCTAATACTCTCATCATACGTACTTCGAAGACATCTTCGTTGTACTGATTGTTGAAAATAGAGTTAGGATGAGTAAGAGCACCTACGTGTTTGTCACTCATGTAGACGAATAAGCCTCTCTTAGACGCTATAGGAGACTTTCTAGGTGTTGGGTACGGAGTTATATTAGATTCTAGGAAAACCTCTCTGAGAACGTTCTCTATGTCTTGAGGAAAAGTGTCCTCAGGCTTTATAGAAGCAAATAAGGCTGACACTAGCCAACCTGATTGTTTTTCTTTACTCCAATACTGTACTAATCTCCACTTAGTTCTGTCTATCTTGTGAATTTCAATGATTTCTTCAGAAGATCTAGGCTGAGTAGAAACTAGTTTAGATACCTCAAGTGTACCTTTATCTAGATTCTCATCATAAGTTCCTGTAATTTGTGTAGGTTGATCGTTAGGCGTTAAAGGTTTATCTGCACCCAACTTATACATTGCAGTTCTTTTTAAGTCACGAACTCGCTTAGCTCTTAGTTCATTATATACTTCTGGTTGGTAGTTGAAACGAATAGCAACTTCTAAAGCTGACTCATCCGTATTTGGATTATCCATGTAGTGTTGGATAATCTGTTTTGAGATTGGCATCATAGGCTGGTAGGTTAAAGTATTAACCCTATGGTTAACAAAGCTATAGCAAATAACCCGCCTTTCAAAACGTTCTTTAAAGTTTTAATTGTTTCTGCTTGAGACCTAACTTTAGTATCTAAGCGAACTATCTCTACTTTAGCGGTATCTAAAGCCTTTTTATAGTTAGGGATAATAGAATCTTTATACAAGGATAACTGAACGCTATCTGTCTTGATAATCTTCTTAAGACTTACTACTCTCTCACGTGCTTGAATTCCTTTTAGGAACTCATCATTCAACTCCTTTAAGGGTAAGCTGTCTACTGATTGTGAGTAAGAATTTTGTGCCGTCAATATCAGGCATAGTGTCAATAGCAATCTGAATTGTGTCATACTTTAGGGTGATTTGTTCGTAACGGAAATACTCTTCGTGCTTTATATGTTCTAGAGAGTCAATCTTTTCAAAGTAGGTATCGTTTTGTTTATCTATAGAATCAATAAAAGATATTACTTGGTTAGTATCTTGTTCCTGTACATACTCATACTTAAAAAGTAAGTAAGCAATGATGAAGAAAAAGATAATATTAAGTTTAATCGAGAGGTTTTTCATTATCGTGGTTAAATTTATGTTGATCTATCTTTGCTAAGATCTGAGATAGTACACTGTTGTTTATTACTCCTACTGTGTTAGCATTCTTAAGAGCACTAATAAGTTGGAAGACGATAAAAGGAGCACAGAAAGTTTCTGAAAGCCAGAACGTACCATCAAATCCTTTCTCTACCATTAAGATAGCAGAAAGAATCATTACCCAAGCAAACAAAGTCTGAAGTACTTTAACTGCTTTTCTTGTTTGAAAACCAATCTTCTTAGTACCTGCCCATACACCAAAAAATCCATCTACAAATACAACAGCAACAATCGCTAAGTATTGTTCTGCGTTATCTGCAGTTAGATTTAAAAAATATGTGCCCAAAAAGGCACATACTGTGGTGATAGTTACTAAAAGGGTCTTCATCAATTAAGCGTTGTAAGCAATAATAGATCCTGAAGCAAGTGTTATAGAAGAGATAGTTGTTCCTTTAGCTACGCTAATCTTCATTGTTGGGGCTAGAGTAATCCCAGACAAACCTAGTGTAGTCATAAGACTATTACCATCTTGATCTAAGATTGCTGTAACTACAGCAGATGCGTTTACTACGAAGTACTGAAAGCTACCTGTAACAGGAGAAGTACCTGAGATAACCTTGCTACCGTTCATACCTGCTTCCGCAGTTACGCTAGCATTGATGCAACAAAGTTGACCTTCGATGTGACGAAGTTTCTTTGATTGCTCTCTGAGAATGTCATGAGTTTCCATAATATATATTATCTTTTACGACTGTAAGTCCGACCTAAGTCCGTTTACACAAAAATACTTTTATTTAAAATAAAGTCAAGTTATTCTTCGTCAAGTTCAAAGTCTTCTGCACTGACATCCAATCCTTTCCTATCTCCTAATATATTCATAAAAGGATAAGCAAAAGGAGCACCTTTTTCTTGTTCTCCAGACTTAATCTTTTGTACTCTTTCTTTGAATTGCTCTCGAAGACCTATCACTTGATTTCTTAAAGACTGCGGAACTTCTTGACCACTCTCTTTGTAACGATTAATCTTCATCATAAGTTTCTTCAATTCTGTCTTATACAACTTCTTCTCTTGACCAATCTGAGTTCTAGTAGGCATAACCTCTAGTCCCTCATGCTCTTTAGTATATCTAGTCTTAAGTTCCTTAGTATAAGTTTTAGGCGAGTAATCGTTAAAGGCTCTGTTTTGGAATTCTATAGACTTAGGACCAACAAACATTCCCTTTAATCCTAAAAATTCTATACCTAATACTCCAAGTCCCATTCTTCCAGCAAGCATAGGATGTGTTTTATCCCAGTCTACTTTAGAAGAGTTTGATCTGTAACGATAGTAAGGTTCATCTGTGTAAAGATCATCATCTGTAATAAACTTCTTCCAAACACTAAATGGTCCTAATGCTGCCGAACCAATTTTTTCAAAGATAGATACACCGTTTGCTTGTTCTGCTACATAAGTAAATAGCATCTCATTTAAACCCCATAAAGTAAATACGCCTTCAACTTCGTTAGCTGTACGCTTGAGTCCTAAACAAACATAGTCTTTCCAATCTGCTTCTGAGTCTTCTTCACAATTTAAAGCAAGAGACATTTGTACTATAAGATTAGCAAACATAGTATAAGCTCCTAAACTAATTGCAAACTGTTTAAGACCCGCTTTCTCTACATCAGAAGAAAACTTCCAAGTATTATAAACAGCACCTTTGTCGTAATAAATAATGTCTCTTAAGAACCTAAACGCAGCTCTATGAGAACCTAAAGTTTTAATACCTGCCCCATAGTGAATAGTTTCAGAGCCCCAAGTAGATTTAAGATCAGGAATAACCCACTTCTTCAAGAAAAGAACAGCTCTGAACCAAGCATGCTTAACTGCAGTAGGCTGAGCATCAGTTGCATACACACCTTGTGCTCTTTCGTTTGCTAACTGAACAGATCTTCTAATAGATTGAATGAAGTTAGAGTCGATATCTACATCTTCTCTAGGTTGAATAATACCATCTTTTAATTCAAACGCATCTTTTAAAGGAATAGTTCTATTAGTTCCCTTAACAGGTACTCTATACTTATTTAAGAAAGCGTATGTAGTTACAGCTGCAACATCAAATTCAGTGAAGTCTCTTAAAGTTGATACAGTTTTCCAGACTTTACCATACTTAGCTATTCCTTTATTGTTAAGTTCACTTGCTTGGTTAGCTACTGATTGAGTTCCTGTAAAGAAATCTACTAAAGATACTTTGTAACTCTTAGCACCAAACTGATTGTAGGTAGCGTAGAATTCTTTAGCTATGCCTAAACTGTCTGAATAAGCAAGCATCAAATCTTTGTAGCCAATCTGATAAAAACCTAACTGAGATAAGATCTTAATATGACCACTGACCCAGTTCTGAGGAATACTAATAATATTAAAACCTAAAGTTTTGAATCCTGCTAGTCTTCCTACTCCTGAGATAATACTATTGGCTCTCCTTAGGGTAACTGTCTCAAGGTTTCTAGTTCCAGCAATCTTATAATTGTCCTCTAAGGTTTTTCCATAGAGTTCTCTATCTACTAAGTCCCTAACTACGTTAGCTGCACGAGAGTCTGTTTTAACACTACTCAATACTTCTTCCATAGTAAGAATGGTAGACTGGTACTTACGCATTACTTTAAATCTTTCAGAGGAAGTAGCGTAAGAAGCCATAGCAGTCATAATATCATAAGACTGTTCTTCTATAGGAAGAGTACGTGCATAACGATTAAACAACCTACGAGAATCTCTTACAACAGGATCGCCAAAAGCGTCTGTCTGTTGTGCAATACCGTAGATCTCTTCTTCATCTGAAAAGCTATCTCTGTCTCCAGAGAAAAAGTTTGAGATATTTTTAAAGAACT